GTTCTGGTGGAAAGAAGGATAGCAAGTAATGGCTGAAGATTTCAAAGCTCTAGTTGCCGCACAAAAAGAAACATCCAGATTGTTAATGACTGTTGAAGAACGAGCAGCTGCTGATCAAAGTAAGCAAGAATCAAATTTTGAAAGAAGTGAATCAGCAAGAAGAGGATGGGAAACTCGACGGGAAAATCTTGCATTAACAGAACAACAAGCAACAATAAATCAAAATCAAGCTCTATACCATGCCCAAGAAGATGGCGAAGATACAGCAAACACTGGAGAAGAACAAAGTGGTTACTTGTCAAAACTTCTAAATTTATTTAAGAAAGATTCTGATAAAAGTGGAGCAGCTGCTGAAGAAGATGAAAGTAAAGGAGAATCTAGAGACAGCAAAATGATGGGTTATCTCAAGCAAACTGCTGGATTTCTTGGTGGTATTGCAAAACAAGGTATGGAGAAAGTAAAGTCTGGTCTTGGTGGTTTAAGTAAATTTCTAATCGGTGGTTTAGCTGTTGCTGCTCTTGCATTTTTAAATCATCCTAAATTTAAAGAAATGATAGCACTATTAACTAAAACTATTATTCCACTATTAGCAATATTTTATGATGAGGTTCTTGTGCCTATAGGTAAATCTCTTGCAAAATTATTTAAAGATATCGGGGGATATCTTAAAGATGGTGATCCAAGTTTAATGTCTGTACTTATGGAGAATAAACTAGCAATTCTTGGTATTATTACTGCTCTTGCTCCTGGCTTAGTATTTGGTGCTTTAAAATTTGCGGTAATGGGTATAGGAAAAGCCGTTGTATTTTTAGTTAGTAAACTTTCTTTTGGTGCAATTTTTGCAAAGATTGGTCTTGCATTTGGAGTAATAAAAGCTTTTTTTGTTGCAACACTTATGCCTTTCCTAGCAGCAGCTGTTCCCATTGCAATTATTGTTGGTGTTGTTGCAGCCATTGTTCTTGCAATTTACTCTCTCAAACAAGGGTTTGATGACTTTATGTTTGAGTTAGAAGCAACAGGAAGTATATGGGAAGCAACAAAGACAGGTATAGTATCAGTTATTTCAAATATACTAGGACTTCCTTTTGACCTACTCAAAGATGGTGTATCTTGGATTATTGGAAAAATAGGTAGTGTATTTGGACTTGAATCTTTTACAAACGCTTCTAAAGTACTGGATGAGTTTTCCTTTGTTGATAGTATGAGGGATATGTTGACTTTCTTAGGTGATTCTATAGCTGGAGTATTTGATGGGTTTATGCAAGTCATACAGGATTTTTTAAGAAGTGGTGCATTAGGATTTTTGGGTGGAGATAAAGCAGCTGATATACTTTTTGGTACTAAAGAAAAGCAAGCTACTGAAAAGAAAATTGAAGAAGCACAACAGAAACGAATGGTAGAGGATAGAAAAGCACTAAGACAAAAACAGAAGTTAGACAAAGCAGCAGAAAAAGCAGCAGAAGAAGCAAAGAAATTAGAAAAGATAAAAGCAGAACAGGAAGCAAAGCAAGCAAAGCAACGTAAAAAGTTAGAACTAGAAAAAAAGATTTTAGGGCCTAAAGCTAATGCTTTTTTGGCCGAAGATTTAAAACCTCGGCCCCCACCACCAGTCCCTGGAGCAACCGTAGTTAATGCTCCAACATCAGTTGTTAATGCAAATAGTTCTTCAAATACAACAACATCAACACCAGTTAGACAACCTAATGCTGTAATTGGTATGATAGCAACCGCAGGATAATAACAACCCCTCATGTTTCCATGAGGGGTTCTTTGGTGTATTATGAATTATCCTTCTTCTGCAAGTTTTTCAAAATAAGATAATGTATCATCTTCATCATCTTTTGTTACAGTTACGGTAGGACTTGGAGCTGGTGCTTCCTTCGTATCTACCCAAGCTGCTTTTTGTGGTTCATCTTCCATCAAAGTTGTTACGTTTCCTACAGTAGTAGTTCCCGCAAGAACAGTACCCAAACGAGTCTTCAATTCATCATAAGATTTGAAATTAGAATCAGATGAAAACTCTGCAAGAGGATACTGTTTATTCCACACTGCTTCAATCTCATCATCATTATCAAACAATGATGAAGCTGCACCAAACTCTGATTTATCGTAATTCCAATAACCATCTACCTTACGAATCTTCAATTTAAATTCTGCACCTTCCCAGAAATCAAATGGATTTACTGGAGTCTCATCTTCAAATGCTGGTTGCATTGCTTCCATACACTTATCAAAGATTTTCTTACCAAAACGATAAAGCATTACTTTACCCTCATTTTGAGGATTTGCTTTATCTTGGATTACCAGAATGTTTGCAAAGTATTGCAACTTACGTTTCTGTTTACGTGCAATTTCCTTAT